TATTTTAAAAGTTGTTAGAACTGATGGTGCAGAATTAAAGAATGCTAACGTTTCTGTTGGTTCATCATCAATAGATGTTAAAATCAAAAATTTTGATGATTATCTAACGAATTATTCAACTACATCATCGAGTTTTTATTTTGCAGCAAAAGATCCAGGATTTTGGGCTAACAATTTAAAAGTCTGTATCATCGATGATTTAGCAGATCAAATTATTGGTATAGGAACAACTAATCCTGAAAATTTAGGATTTCAAGTTGGATATGGAGTAACCGTAGACATTTCTGGAAATGTAATTCCTGGAACTGGAACTACAGCAGTTTTTAACGGTTATTTAAAAGGTATTGTTACAAAAATAACCCCAAAATCTTTAGCATCAAATAAATCTGATATTGCTGTAAAAATTATTTCTAGAGTTTCTGCAGCTGGAACTGAATACCCAATTGATTATGCTGAAAATAATCAATTTGCATCATTCCTAGTTGGAAATAGAATCAATTCAATCAATAACATTGGAAATTTAGTATCACCACAGGATTCTGTTGGTTCAGTTGGAGTTACTACTTTCAGTGTTATTGATGGTGAACAAGGTGAAGTTTATACTGGAGTTGCTGGAACCTCTTCTGGTTCTGCTTCAGGAGCGACATTCAACATTACTAGAAATAATACAAATGGTGGTGTACAATCAGCAGTTGTAGTTAATTCTGGACTTGGTTATACTGTAGGAGCAACTATCACTATACCTGGAACTTCAGTAGGTGGGTATAGTCTAACAAATGGTGCAATTAATCAAATCACTGTTGGTGCGGCAACTACATTACTTGCACAAGCAAATACAACTTATTCATCAGTTTCTGGTGTAAGTACTCTTGGAACTGGTGCTTTATTCACAGTCTTCAGAGATGGTGTTGGTGGTATTAGTACTGTAAGTATCACCAATCCAGGTGGATCTTATGGAGTTGGAACTACTGTAAGTATTGCTGGAACTTCTATTGGAGGTTCAACTCCAGCAAATAACCTAATACTAACAGTAAGCACATTGAGAGATGACAAGATCATCTTAACAGTTACGGAATCACAGGCGAGAGTTGAGGTCATTGATGCTGTAGACTGGTATGGTGAGCAAACTTTAGGATTAGACAACTCCATAGTTTATTGGAAATCTATCGCACCAAAACCAACAACAAACAATTACGTTGCTGAAAGAAACGGTAGAAATGATGGATTGCATGTCGTATTAGTTGATGATAGTGGAGATGTAACTGGTATTCAAGGAAGTATTCTTGAAAAGCATGTTAATTTATCAAAAGCTGCTGATACGATTTCAAGTGTAAATTCCCCACAAAAGATTTGGTATAAGAACTATCTTGCAAATTATTCAAAATATATTTACGCTGGATCAAATCCATCACAAAGTATTGATAATTATCATCGCACAACTCCAACTGCTACTGGATTTTCAACTAGTTTTTCAGTCTATAGCACTGCAGCAGGTTTATGGGATGAAAATGCTCAAGATGTAGTTTTCAGTTCTGTTGGTCCTGTTTGCTATAACTTAACTAACGGTGTTGATTATAGTGTAACTGGAGGATTTAAAGCATCGTTAGGTGATATTCAGTCCTCTTACAGATTATTTGATAATAGAGATGAGATTGCAGTGGACTATTTAATTAATGGTCCTGGATTAGATGATATTGCAGATTCTCAAGCAAAGGCAAATAATTTGATTGCTATTGCTGAAGCGAGAAAGGATTGTGTTGCTGTTATTTCTCCTCATAGAGGAAGCGTAGTTGATATCACTAACTCAAATACGCAAACTGAAAATATTATTGAATTCTTCAGTGCATTAACCTCGTCATCATATGCAGTATTTGATAGTGGGTATAAGTATACTTACGATAGATTTAATAATCTGTTTAGATATATCCCATGTAATGCTGATATTGCTGGATTAATGTGCAGAACTAATATTGTTGCATATCCTTGGTTCTCCCCTGCAGGACAACAAAGAGGCAACATATTAAATGCAATTAAATTATCATATAACCCAAATAAAGCACAAAGAGATAGATTATATCCAGCAAGAGTTAATAGCATCATCAATCAACCTGGTGGTGGTATCATCTTGTTCGGTGATAAGACTGCTCTTGCTTATCAATCTGCTTTTGATAGAATTAACGTTCGCAGATTATTCTTAACTATTGAGCAAGCACTAGAAAAAGCAGCACAATCTCAACTATTTGAGTTTAATGATCAGTTAACAAGAGCAAACTTTGTTAACATTGTGGAACCTTATTTACGTGATGTTCAAGCAAAGAGAGGTGTTTATGACTATCTCGTAGTTTGTGATGAAACAAATAACACTCCTGATGTAATTGATAACAATGAATTTAGAGCAGACATTTATCTGAAGCCTGCGAAATCAATTAATTACATAACTCTTACTTTTGTTGCTACCCGTACAGGTGTTAGCTTTGAAGAAGTCGCTGGAAGAGTTTAATTATTTTAATTAACACTAAAGGAGGAACCTAAAATGACAGCGAGAAACATTAGAACAATCACCGATTTCAAATCTCAACTTGCTGGTGGTGCAGCAAGACCCAATCTATTTGAAGTTGCAATTCCATCATTCCCATCTTTTGTAAATGGTTGGAATGATGAGAAGTTTAACTTCTTATGCAAAGCTGCCGCATTACCAGCATCAAACGTTGCCCCAATTGATGTTCCTTTCAGAGGACGTATTTTGAAAGTTGCTGGTGACAGGACTTTTGATACCTGGACAGTAACTGTTATTAATGATGAGGATTTCCAGTTAAGGACAAAATTTGAGCAGTGGATGAACCAGATGAATAAATTGAGCAATGGAACTGGTGCTACCAGACCAGCATCTTACATGGTTGATGCTTATGTGTATCAACTTGGAAGAGGTCAAACTAAGGAATCCACGTCAAATACAAATTCAGCATCACACAATCCATTAAGAGTATACAAATTCTACGATATATTCCCAACAAACGTATCTCAAATTGAATTGTCTTACGACACTTCAGATACAATTGAAGAATTTACTGTAGAATTCCAAGTTCAGTGGTGGTCTGCTGGTACTACTGGCGATCAAAATGGAACTGAGATTGTATAATAAATAGTATATCAATTTAGTACAACTTTAATAATGGCGAAATTATTTGGATTTTCTATTGACGATAAACAAAAAACATCTCCATCTGTAGTTTCCCCCGTTCCTCAAAATAATGAGGACGGGGTTGACCACTATTTAACTAGTGGTTTTTTTGGTTCATATGTAGATATTGAAGGTGTTTATAGAACTGAATATGATTTAATTAAAAGATATCGTGAAATGGCACTTCACCCAGAATGTGATAGTGCCATTGAAGATATTGTAAACGAAGCTATTGTAAGCGATACTAATGATAGTCCTGTTCAAATAGAATTATCGAATCTAAATGCAAGTGATGGTATAAAGAAAAAGATTAGAGAAGAATTTAAGCGTATTCTAGAGTTATTGGATTTTGATAAAAAGTGCCACGAAATTTATAGGAATTGGTATATTGATGGTCGTCTTTATTATCATAAAGTAATTGATTTAAAGAAACCTCAAGAAGGTATTCAGGAATTAAGATATATTGACGCTTTAAAAATGCGTTATGTTAGACAATCTGTGAATAAAGGGACAAAAAATAATAATCAAAAATCACTAAATGGGATTAGTGAAAATCCAATGGATTATGAATTCCCAGAAATTGAAGAGTACTTCATTTATAATCCATCATCACAATCTCCAATTGGAACTGTTAATAGTAGAGTTTCAACTCAGACTAGTGGTGGAATTAAAATTTCTAGAGATGCAGTTTCATATTGTACCTCAGGATTAGTAGATAGAAATAAAGGAACTACACTTTCATATCTACACAAAGCAATTAAATCACTCAATCAACTTAGAATGATTGAGGATAGTCTTGTAATTTATAGATTATCTAGAGCACCAGAGCGTAGAATTTTCTACATCGATGTCGGTAATCTTCCTAAGATTAAGGCAGAACAATATCTTCGTGATGTTATGATGCGTTATCGTAATAAACTCGTATATGATGCATCAACTGGAGAAATCCGTGATGATAAAAAATTCATGAGTATGCTTGAAGATTTCTGGCTACCTCGCCGTGAAGGTGGTAGAGGAACTGAAATCACAACTCTACCTGGTGGTCAAAATCTTGGAGAAATTACAGATATTAAATATTTCCAGAGTAAATTATATCGCTCTTTAAATGTTCCACCATCAAGAATGGAAGGAGAAGGTGGATTTAATTTAGGTCGTTCATCTGAGATTTTAAGAGACGAACTAAAATTTACTAAATTTGTTGGACGTTTAAGAAAGCGTTTTTCAAATTTATTTAATGATATGCTTAAGACCCAATTAATTCTTAAGAATATTATTACTCCAGAAGATTGGAATATTATGAGAGAGCATATTCAATATGATTTCTTATACGACAATCACTTCTCTGAATTGAAAGAAGCAGAGTTAATGACTGAGAGACTTAATATGGCTGCAACTGCAGAACCATATATTGGTAAGTATTATTCTCAGGATTATGTTCGTCGTAAAATTCTTCGCCAAACTGATGAAGAAATTGTAGAGCAAGATATATTGATTAAGAAAGAAATTAAAGATGGAATTATTCCAGATCCTAATGCCCCAATTGATCCAATGACTGGTTTACCAATGACTGGCGATCAAACTGGTGGAGATAATATTAATGGTGCATCTGGGAAAGTTCCTATTGAACCTTCAGCAGATGAAAAGTCAACTCAACTTCAATAATAAATAAAAACAAACATTTTGATTAATTTAAAACAATGGACGATCTTTTAGACATGATTATTTCTGACGAATCACCTTCACAAGTAACTGATAAAATTAAAGAATTACTTTTTGCAAAATCAGCAGAAAAGATTGAAGGTTTAAGACCTGCTGCAGGTGCTTCATTATTTGGCGAACAAGAAGAGGGAGAATGATATGAAATCATTCAAGCAATTTATATCTGAATCAGTTAATATTGCTGGTGATTTCACAGGAAATCTTTACATTAATTCAGAACCAGAAAAATCTCAGCAAGTAGGAGAAAATTATGTTGCTGATGTTATGTGGCAAGGAAACTTGTATAGATTGGAATTAGTAACCAAATCTGGATTGCCATCAAAACAGGATTTGGGTGAGCAACTACAAAGACAATATCCTGGAGCAATTGTCCATCAAATCTATCCAGCAGAAGAAAAGAACTTTAACATTAAAAACGTACAAAGATACCACCCATCAAAATTAGAATGGATTGATTGATAATGGCTCAGTGGAATATAACTACTCAAGATTATTTAAATCAAGAAAGATCACTTTTTGAAGTTAATAATATTGCAACCAAAGATGGTGTTCCTGTCAGCACCACAAATCCATTTCCAGTAACGGCAACTTTTGGAAATCAAACCGATAGTAATAGACTAAAAGTTTCTCCCTTCCAAACAGTCTTCTTCAATACCTTCCAGTATGGAAAAGAAACTGATGTTTGGGATGAGAGAATAGTTGGAGTTGGAACTGCAACCTGGAACCAATATTCCAGTAATGTAGTTATGCAAGTTGGTTCTACCTCTGGAAGTAAAATTATCAGACAAACCAAGAATGTAATGAGATACATTCCTGGCAGAGGATCAACACTTGCATTTGCAGTTCGTCTTGATAATCCACAGGTAGGTATTCGTAGAAGATTTGGATTGTTTGATGATAGTAATGGTGCCTATTTTGAGGATAATGGAGGAACATATTCGTATGTTATTCGCACTTCTACATCTGGAATCACCACAGAAACAAGAATTGGTAGGAATGATTGGAATGGTGATAAGTTTGATGGTAATGGTCCTTCTGGTGTAATTGCAGATCCAATCAAACAACAGATGATTTCTATTAATTATGAGTGGTATGGTGCAGGAACTGTAAATTTCGATTGGTTAATTGGTGGTAAGACTGTTAGGAGTCATTCCTTTATTAATTCAAACACCAATAATTTTGTTTGGTGTTCTACTCCATTCCTCCCAATTCGTCTTGAGATTGAGAATATAACTGGTGTCGCAGGAACCCATTACCTTTATCAGGGTTCTAATTCTCTTATTCAAGAAGGAGAGCCAGAAAAACTTGGAGCACTTGTAAGTCAGTCTAATACCATCACGGGAACTACGATGACTCTTGCGGATACATTTTATCCCATCATAAGTTTGCGACTTAAACCAACAGCATTACAGGCAGTATTACTTTTGAGGTCTTTACAAGCAGTAACGAATGATAATACTAATGTGTATTGGAAACTTTTAGAGAATGCAACATTAACTGGTGCAAACTGGATAAATCACACAAATCCAGATTCATTTGCTCAATATGATATTTCCGCAACTTCATATTCTAACGGTAGAGATATTCTTTCTGGATTTACTATTTCTGGTGGTTCTTCTTTAACTGAGATTGATAGACTTGCAGACTTACAACTAGGAAGGTCTGGTATTGGAACAATTAGTGACACTTATACACTTGTTTGTGCATCTCCAAACACCAACAAAAAAGCACTTGCAGTATTGAACTGGATTGAACAGAGATAATTAATAAATAACTAATAAAGTCTTTATTATATAATAATGCAAGTAACAAAACCACTTTCTATAGAAACTGATTTAGCAACTTCTTCTGGTGCTGGAACAAGTATACTTTCTGCAACATGCGTAAGATTATATAATGGAGCTGGTGCAGCAACTACAATTGCAATTTCAGCATCTGTTGGGGCGAGTGCATCTTATTCATTTACTTTACCATCTGGTGCTGTTGAATTTATACAAAAATTACCCACTGATATTATCTGGGCTTCAGCATCATCTATAAAAGTAACAAAAGTAGGATTTACTAACTAAGAAAAATGAAACTTATCAG